GTCGTAAACATCACGGTAAAGCCCACCGTCATAGATTGCACCGGTTCGGTCTGGTTTACCGACTTGATGCTGCAGGAAGGCGATAAAGTCACAGGCTTTGTCATCAACACCGAAACGTTTCTGGAAAAATACGATGGCGATGATGCTACAGACGGAAAGAGGTTTTATAACGGTATCGTCCGCTCCGCTGCTACCTGCGTCATCTTCAATCTCGGTACCACTGCTGCCGGTCTTGACTACAAGGTCTATCCGATTCAGGCGATGGCTGCCGGGTGTATATCGCTTGCGCTGGGTGAAGGTGCTCATAAGGCAACTTTCAAAGCAGCGGCTGCTGCCGGTGATGAATTTGACCTTTTTGCCTCTACAAGGGAGTGCCTGAAGAACGGCTCTGCAACATCCAAGGACGGCTTTTTCCAATACTCTGCTGCCGGTGACAGCAAGCACCCGATTACTGTGGCAGATAAAAAGTCTGCACGCATCTATGTTGAGTTTCAGGAAATGCAGGACGGAGGTGATGCCCTGTGAGCTATGATTATTTGAAAGGCCGCAAGTGCATGGTCTGGACATTCATGGGCAATTCCAGAATGTATCAGGCACTTGCCGCATATGGAGACCGCCTCTCGCAAGTAGGTCTCTTTTCTTTTAAGGTATCGCGCACCGGTGTCATCACGGAAAGCGGCGTGGCCATTTCCAATATGCTGACCTACATCAACCGATGGCCGCATATCAAATGGCTGCTGACGATATCCAACGATGGCACGAACAGTATCTTTGCTGCTCTCCGGGATAACACCGACGGCGCTCAAGATACCTTCCTTTCGGAGATCGTCCGCATTATGGAAAAATACCCGTGGTGCGACGGCATCGACATCGACCTTGAGAAGGGCGACGGGTATTCCACGCACGCTGCCTCCACGGCAATGTTTCGGAATATCTATAACACAGTAAAAGGCTATGATAACAGCAAACTCATAAACATCTGCCTGCCGGGTATGAATTCCATCAACGGCTCGGTCGGCGGCGAGAACTGGTGCGTTTACGGCGACCTCAATGCTTACTGCGATACGGCGGCCATCATGAGCTATGGCATGGCGTGGGCAGGCTCTGCTCCCGGAGCCGTCTCTCCAAGGGACTGGCTGGAGGGCATTTACGACTATGCGGTCACAGTCATGAATCCGGAGAAGATATTCTTCGGCCTTCCTGCATACGGATGGAACTGGCAGATTTATGACCTTCCTGCAAACCTCGGTAAAACCTATCGCGGCACATCAAATACCTATTACGCGGCAAAGAACTGGATGACCGGGCAATACAACTTCACGGACGATGCTCCTCCGCAGCCCTTCATCCCGCTCCTCGCATATTGGGATGACTACGATATGGTGCCTTGGGCGCTTCCGCAAGTCTACGACTTCATGGAAGGCAGAGATGCCACAAGCTATGAGTATCTTCTGATGAACGGAACCTATAACAGGAGGCATTACCTGACGGCTTACAGCAAAGAGCAACACACAGAGTTCGGCACCATTTATGTGGATGCGGATGGAACGACAAGCTCCTACTCCGGCATTGTATCCTTTGAAAATGGTGTGGCCACTCTCGGTGACGCTGGCTCTGCCACATATACCTTTTCCGTATCAAGCGCCGGAACCTACGACATCGCCATCCGCCTCTGCTATCCCTTCTGGGATAAAAACGGCATCTATGTTTCGATTGACGGCAACACGACGCATTTTACGGAAAGCAGGCTCTGGTGGCCATATTGGAGAAGCACCTTCTGGACGACGCTCGCCAGCAACATTTCACTATCTGCCGGGACGCACACCATCGTGATATCCGTAGATGTAAAAGGCGTACAGTTTTACGGCTACCGTGTTTGCAGCAGCTTTTCGGAGGCTCCCTCTGCAGGCAGCGCGACCTTTACACTCTCTCCACGCCACTTTATCGACGTGGACGGCAACGAGTGTCAGCCGGATAGAGCCTTCAAGCTCACCTGTGAAATGCTGAGGCGAAAGCCAGACTCTGCCCTCATCTGGTATGAGGATTTCCGGGACTACGGTGTGCTGCAAACAAACTACTGGACGACGCTTTCAGGCTCTTGGAAGGTATGGCGCGAGGATGAATATTCCGAAAGCCGCGTTTACTCTCAGCTTGACGGCTCCGGAAAGCTCGCATGGCGATACGATGGTTTTTCCGATATTCACCTGCGGGCAAGGCTGGCTTTTCCTGCGACAGGAAGTGGCAAGGCCGGAGTATTCTGCGGTGATCTGTTCTGCTGCCTGAATTATGATTCTCAGGCTGTGGAGCTTTATAATGGCAGCACGCTCCTTGGTAGCTACAGCCAGACCATAGAACGAACAGCAAATGCCGACCTTCGTAACAATCCATCCATGTACACGGTCGAAATGCGTATCCGTGGAAACAAGGTGCGTGTCTATTCTGGTTCTTCCTATACGCTTCGCTTCACCGCTACGGTCAGCGGCTTTTCCGGAGGCTATGCCGGATACCGGTCAAATAACCGGACGGTCTGCGAACTGCTCCGTCTTGGCGATGCGTGGACTTACGAGCCCTATGAGCGTTTTGATGTTACCTTCCCGGACGGCACAGTTACGCAGTATGGCAGGATCAGTCGGTCGAATGTCACATGGGATACGGAATTTCAGGTGTTTACGCTGACCTCGGATATTGAGGAGGATGCGACACGCAGCGAGAGCATTTCGCTGGATTATGAATTCTACCACTCCCATGAGCTTGCTCTGACCTGTGGGAACGATTATACGGTGACCATCACGCCAAAGGACATCGACATCTGGATATCAAGGCTCTTTCTCGGTGATGCTGACGGCTTTTCCATCCTCTACTATCAAGACGTGGATTCGCTCGTTTACTGGGCAAATGAAGCGGCCTACCGCTGGGGAGTGAGAGGCTTTGCCATGTGGTCGCTGGGACAGGAGGATATGCGGCTCTGGGAGGCACTGCCAAAACAGATATAACTTCATACACGGATACAGTTCACGAGGCTGTCTGCAAAATGCAGGCGGCTTTTATTTTGCACAAAGGAGGGATTTTCTCATGAAAGAATTCTGGAACACGATCCAACTGGTATTTGCCGCTGTCGGAGGCTGGCTTGGCTATTTCCTTGGCGGCTGTGACGGACTCTTGATTGCTCTGGTGATCTTTGTGACCTGCGACTACCTTACCGGCATCATGTGTGCCATCTCAGACAAAAAGCTCTCAAGCGAGGTCGGCTTTAAGGGAATCTGCCGCAAGGTGCTGATCTTCCTGCTGGTAGGCATCGGAAACGTCATTGATGTTCAGGTACTCGGCCATCCGGGAGTGCTCCGCACGGCGATCATCTTCTTCTACCTGTCCAATGAAGGTCTGTCGCTGACGGAGAACGCAGCACACCTCGGCCTGCCGGTACCGGAGAAATTAAAGGAGGTCTTGGAGCAGCTCCATGACCGTCACGATGAGGAGGAATAATAACATGACGAGAAAAGGAATCGACGTCAGTCATTGGCAGGGAACTATTGACTGGAATAAGGTCAAAAAGGCCGGTATCGAGTTTGCCATCATCAAAGTTGGCGGCTCCGATGCCGGTTTTTATACGGATAGCAAATGGGAAGCAAATTACAAAGGCGCGAAGGCTGCCGGTATTCCCATCGGCGCTTACTACTTTGTCGGAAAGGACTGCGTAACTGCTTCCGCCGGAAAAGCAGATGCAGAACGCTTCCTGCAAATCCTGAAGGGTAAACAGCTGGAATACCCGGTCTACATGGATAACGAAGCGCAGCCTGCCTCTGCCAAGGCCGGAATCACTGAGGCCACCATTGCTTTCTGTGAGACGATGGAGAATGCCGGATACTTTGTCGGGATCTACGGCTCCGCTGTTTCCGGTTTCAAGGAGCGCATGGATGACACGAAACTCACGCCATACGCTCACTGGGTAGCGCAGTATGCGAGCAAATGCTCCTATAAGGGCGACTACGGCATATGGCAGTATTCTTCCAAGGGCTCTGTTGACGGCATCAGTGGTAATGTGGATATGGACTACGCCTATGTGGATTATCCTGCCATTATCCAGAACGGCGGCTTCAACGGCTTTACAAAGTCTGCGTCCGATGACAGCAAGCCTGCCACTCCTGCTCCGGTCACTCCGGCAAAGACCGTAGATGAGCTGGCGCAAGAGGTGCTGGACGGCAAATGGGGAAACGGAACTGACCGCAAAGAACGCCTCACCGCTGCCGGGTATGATTATTCTGCTGTGCAGGCAAAGGTCAATGCTCTGGTGAAAAATCAGAAATCTACTCCTGTCTACTACACCGTAAAAAGCGGTGATACCCTCTCCGGAATTGCTAAGAAATACAGCACCACGGTTTCGGCGATCCAGAAGCTCAACCCGACGCTCATCAAAAACGTCAACCTTATTCTGACCGGCTGGAAGATCAGAGTGAAATAACTGAATATCCAATCTGCTATGCCTGCGAGTGTTCTTCGGAATGCCCGCAGGCTTTTTTATTTTCCTCCGCTCAAAAAGGCAGTTCATCTCCAGTGGAAACTGGAGGTGGATATGTTATGACAGACGAAATCACAAATGTTCAATCTGGATATTTCACGCAGGAGCGGATTCAGGGCGATCTGGACTACCGCAGAGCACAGACAATCGCAAAGAAGATGCTCGATGACGGCCTCATTTCTGTGGCAGAATTCAACAAATTAACCGCCATCAATCGCGAAACTTTCTCTCCCTTGTTCGCGGAAATAATGCCGAAAATCCCTTGATATGTAGTCGCTTTAGAGTGATGTATAGACGTACGGAAAGGAGGGACTTCCCTTGAAAAAAGTCACGAAAATCGCAGAAACAGCGAGCTCGAAAGTTAAACTCAAGAAGATCAGGGTAGCCGCCTACTGCCGCGTCTCTACGGATTCCGATGCCCAGCTTGAAAGCCTTGAGGCACAGAAAACCCACTACGAAAATTACATCACATCTCGTGATGACTGGGAGTTCGCTGGACTCTATTACGACGAAGGCATTACTGGCACCAAGAAGGACAAGCGCCCGGAGCTCCTACGACTCATTGACGACTGCAAGGCCGGTAAAGTGGACTTTGTTATCACAAAATCCATCAGCCGCTTCAGCCGGAACACAACGGACTGCTTAGAACTGGTAAGAAAACTGCTCGCCCTGCACATTCCGATTTATTTCGAGAAGGAAAATATCAACACCGGCTCAATGGAGAGCGAGCTGTTTCTGGCAATTCTCTCCAGCATGGCCGAAGGCGAGTCTGTTTCCATATCAGAAAACAGCAAGTGGTCAATCCAGAAACGCTTTGAGAGCGGCACCTATAAAGTCAGCTACCCACCCTACGGCTACGATTGGGATGGCGAGCAGATGGTAATTAATCCGGAGCAGGCGGCTGTGGTAAAAGAAATCTTCGCAGCGCTGCTCTCCGGCAAAGGCACCCACGCCATCGCGGATGACCTGAACCGGCGCGGCATTCCTACCAAGCGAAACGGACGCTGGACAGCCACAACCATTCGCGGGATGCTCTCCAATGAGAAGTATGTCGGCGACTGCCTTTTCCAGAAAACGTACTCGGATTCACGCTTTGTCCGGCACAACAATCACGGCGAGCAGACACAGTACATGGTCAAGGATCATCACGAGGCAATCATCAGCCGGGAGGACTTTGAAGCTGCTCACGCTTTTATTCACCAGCGGGCAACGGAAAAAGGTGTCGTCAAAGGGAGCGACAAATACCAGAATCGCTACACCTTCTCCGGGAAGATCATCTGCGGCGAGTGCGGCGATACCTTTAAGCGCCGGATACACAGCTGCACCGGATACAAATACACCGCATGGTGCTGCAGTACCCACATCAAGGATAAAGATAAATGCCACATGCTTTTTGTAAAAGACGATGATCTGAAGCAGGCTTTCGTCACCATGATGAACAAGCTGGTCTACGCGCACAGGATCATCCTAAAACCATATGTGGACGCATTGAAAAACACTTCGTCTGATGACTCGCTTCGGCGCATTCAGGAAATACAGACCCTACTGGCGCAGAACACAGAAAAGCGCGAGACGCTGACAAAGCTCATGACACAGGGCATCATCGACCCGATCCTTTTTAACAAAGAAACGAACGAGCTGCTTTCTCAGGCAGACAGTTTCCGGGATGAGATCAACGCCTTAAAAAACGCTGTTTCCGGAGATGTAACAAAGGTCACAGCAGCCACAGCGCTTCTGCACTTTACAGAAAAAGGTGGAATACTTCAGGAATTCGATGATGACCTGTTTAATGAATATGTGAACCGCATCATTGTCCGCTCCAGAAATGAAGTGCGCTTTGAACTGAAATGCGGTCTGACGCTTCGAGAAAGGATGTGAATACATGGGACATACACCCTACGGCTACAGCATTGAAAACGGCTGCGCCACGATTAAAGAGGATGAAGCCAATAAAATACGAAAGCTCTATGAGAATTACCTCTCCGGGATGGCACTGGCCAAGGCTGCTGCCGCTGCTGGCATTGAAACCTACCACGGCACGGCAAAGCGCCTGATGGAAAACAGGCACTACCTCGGAGACGACTTTTACCCGGCTATCATTGATCAGGAAACCTACGATAAAGCTGCCGCCATCCGTCTGGAACGCGCCGGGAAACTTGGCAGGCTGAACAGGAAAAAGAACGTGGAGTCTGCAGCTTCTCCTACCGGCTTTCGCATGGCAGCGGCAGAGCAACACTATGAAGATCCGAGGCTGCAGGCAGAATACCTCTACAGCCTCATTGAAAGCGAGGTAAGCTAATGGGAAATGTAATGGTGATTCCGGCCAGACGGCAGGTCGGAAATACAGTAAAGCAATCAGCGCAGAAAAAACTCCGTGTTGCAGCCTACTGCCGCGTCAGCACAGATTCCGAAGAACAGGAAACAAGCTACGAGGCACAGGTCACGCACTACACTGAGTACATTCAAAAGAATCCGGAATGGGAGCTGGCGGGCATATTTGCAGACGACGGCATCTCCGGCACCAACACAAAAAAGCGTGACGAATTCAACCGAATGATCGACGAGTGCATGGCCGGTAATATCGACATGGTCATCACCAAGTCCATCAGCCGATTTGCCCGCAACACTCTCGACTGCCTTCAATACATCCGGCAGTTGAAGGACAAGAACATACCTGTTTATTTCGAGAAGGAAGCCATCAACACGCTGGACGCTAAGGGCGAGGTGCTGATCACAATCATGGCGAGCCTTGCCCAGCAGGAAAGCCAGTCAATGAGCCAGAACATCAAACTGGGACTTCAGTACCGCTACCAGCAAGGTAAGGTGCAGGTCAATCACAATCGATTCCTCGGATACACCAAGGATGAAAACGGGCACCTGATCATTGATCCAGAGCAAGCAGAAATCGTAAAGCGCATTTACCGGGAATACCTCGAAGGCTCCAGTATGGATAAGATCGCTGACGGGCTTATGGCCGACGGCATTCTCACCGGCGCTGGCAAGACAAAATGGCACACCAGCACCATCAACAAGATTCTCCGAAATGAGAAGTACATGGGAGACGCCCTGCTTCAAAAGACCTACACCACAGACTTTCTGACAAAGAAGCGCATCAAGAACAACGGCACCGTTCCTCAATACTACGTCGAGGGCGACCACGAAGCGATCATTCCGAAAGAGCTCTTCATGCAGGTGCAGGCAGAGCTTGTCCGTCGCCGGGTAGTCCACGTCAGCCCGACAGGCAAGAAACGCAGCTTCTCCTGCAATCACTGCTTTGCGCAGATGGTTTTCTGCGGAGACTGCGGAGAACTTTACAGGCGCGTCCACTGGAACAACCACGGCTGCAAGTCCATCGTCTGGCGCTGCATCAGCCGCTTGGAACCCACCTCCGCTGAAAAGAACTGCACCAACCGGACGGTTAACGAGCTCCTGTTGCAGGAAGTCACGGTCAATGCCATCAATCAGATTCTGACAGAGCGCGGTACCTTCCTAAAACAGTTGCAGGCCAATATCGCCAAGGCCGTGGTCAACGCTGACACCCTCTCGCCGGACGGCATTCAGGCAAGGCTGGAGGAACTTCAAAAAGAGCTCATCAAGAAGGCAAACAACAAACAAGACTATGACGCCATCGCCGATGAGATTTTCCGGCTCCGCGACCAGAAGGAACAATCAGAACTCGACAGCCACCACCGGGAAGAACTCATGAAACGGATCAGGGAGCTGCAAGACTTCATCGCCGGGCAGGAAACCGACATCACAGAGTTTGATGAGGCTCTGGTCAAAAAGCTCATCGAGAAGATCACCGTCTTCACCGAGCACTTCACCGTGGAATTCAAGTCCGGAATCACAATCGAAATCGAAGCATAAAAAGGCTCCTCGCCGCCGACGCATTTGCCGGTAGTGAGGAGCCTTGGTCTTAATTGTACATATCTGAATTTGTCAGTATCGGCTTCCATATTCCTTTCTTGCTTCAGCCGTCCATTTAGATATGAAATCTGTCTTTGCATTTGTATAAGCATCTCGGTTATGTTCATATTGTTTCCAAAGCTGGAGCTTCAATGTTTCATATTCTTTTGCCACGTCAGGATGGTCATTTAAATAATCGCGGAAGTATAGTTCATCATTATCCCCGGCGTATCGCAAATGAATATGATACACCTTGTCCGCAAATCCATTTTCAGTATATCCCTTATTGAGCGAAATTCGGTTTGCTTCGGAGGACATGATGGTAAAACCGTTCTGTTCCAAAACCTGTGCCATATCTTTCAAGCTACTGCTTTCAGGTATTTCGACCATCACATCAACAATATTCTTTGCCCATATCCCTTTAATCGTTGTGCTTCCGATATGGCTGATTCTATGAATGGGACAGCTTGCAAACAGATCCTGCAACAAAATTTCAATCTCTTTGTAGTCATCTGCCCACTTATCAGTATGCTCGACAAGAAAGATCGGAAACAGCTCCCATAGTTCTTCTAAAGTCATTTCTGATAATTCTTTTCCCATAAATTTCATCTCCTCAAACATCGAGTGATCGTTCTGACATCTATCTCACAGCCACAACTCCCCGACATCTAACTCGGCAACTCAACATAATGACATCTATCGTGGCAACTCAACTCTCACACTTTTCGAGCCTGTTTGCCCTTGGATAAGTTACCGAGAAGCGTTTGGTCTACTCGATGCCAAATTTGTCCGATTGCCTGAAAACCGCAGTATTACTGGGCTTTCGCGCCTATTTTCCTTCGACCCTTGACATCAATACAACCGTCTCCACATGTGTCGTCATCGGAAATTGATCAACCGCTCTCCATTTCTCAATCTGATACCCTGCTGTTTTTTCGTCTTCCTGTGCCCCTTCGCACAATATTTTCAGATCTCTTGCCAATGTTGCGGAATCGCAGCTTACATAAACAATCCTCTCCGGCTGCATCTTAAGAATCGTTTCCAACAATTCAGCGTCGCACCCTTTCCGAGGCGGATCTACGACGATCACATCCGCGTGCGCCTTTTCTCCTCCGTGCTGTTCTTCATAATCTTTATAGTATTTCGGAAGGATTTCTTCAGATTTTCCCACAAAAAACTGTGCGTTTTCTATTCCGTTTAACAGTGCGTTTTCTCTTGCATCATCAATCGCAGGGGGCACGATTTCCACGCCGTAAACCTGTTTTGCCTTCTGCGCAAGAAACAAAGAAATTGTTCCGATACCGCAGTACAAATCCCAAACCGTTTCATCTCCTTTTAAGCCTGCATATTCAAGCGCCTGAGAGTATAATTTTTCCGTCTGTACCGG